GAAGCAGTACATAATGCCGTATTAACTGGTATTAAAATATTAGATAAGAAAGATCCTAAACTTACACCAGAGGCAATACCAGGAATTCTTGCTGATGCCTTAGCTGTTTCTTTTGACAATCATATTGGTCACGATTATATAGAAGATGCTACTAGACGATTCGACTTTTATCATACTAAAGAAAAGAAATATCAATTTGATTTGTCTTATATGAATCGTATTACTAAAGGCGGTGTACCACCTAAAACTTTAAATATAGCTTTAGCAGGAACTGGCGTAGGTAAATCTTTGTTTATGTGTCATTGTGCTAGTTCGTTTTTAACACAAGGGTTAAACGTATTGTATATAACTATGGAGATGTCAGAAGAAAGAATAGCAGAACGTATTGACGCCAATCTTTTAGATGTAACTATGGACGATTTACATAGTATGCCTAGACAATTGTATGATGACAAGATTGAAAAAATTAGAAACAAGACTGCTGGTAAATTAATTATAAAAGAATATCCTACAGCATCAGCACACGCTGGCCACTTCAGAGCACTACTTAACGAACTTGCTTTAAAGAAATCATTTAGACCTAATGTTATCTTTATTGATTACCTAAATATTTGTTCAAGCAGTAGATTTAAAGGTGGTAATATTTCTTCGTACTTCTTCATTAAGGCAATAGCCGAAGAACTACGAGGTCTTGCTGTAGAGTTTAACGTACCAATCTTTAGTGCTACACAAACAACAAGAACAGGTTTTGTAAGCACAGATATTGGTTTAGAAGATACTTCTGAATCGTTTGGTCTTCCAGCAACTGCTGACTTTATGTTTGCTTTAATATCAAATGAAGAATTAGAAGCACTAGGTCAAATGAAAGTTAAACAATTGAAGAATCGTTATAATGATCCATCTATCAATCGTGCCTTTATTATTGGTGTAGATAGAGCTAAGATGAAGTTGTATGATGTATCTAACAATGCTCAAAACATTGTAGATAGTAACCAAAAAGAGATACCAGTAAAAACCAGTTACGATAAATTCTCGGACTTTAAAATATGAAAAAACAAAAAGTAAGATTTCACAAGAGCGATAGGAGACCTGGACATCTAGGTGAACAATTGTCATATGAAAAGAAAATGATTAAACGAAAAGGTAGTATCTTTTGGCAGGCCGTTGAACTACCAACAGGTACAATTATTAGACAGTCTTTCTTTGAAGAAGATATAGAACAATTAGTTAACTTCCAAAACAAAAATCGTCAATGGCAATCTAATGGTGGTATACCAAAATTTCTGTGTGACAATATTAAGTAATTATAAATAGTACTAAGTGATATAGTGTATGGTTAGTTTGATTTTATTTATGGAAAATATGAGAGGAGTATGTTTAGTTTTAAGGGATTTATTACAAAGGGTACGAACACCCATTTAGAACACTTAGAAGATTCTATTATAGATAGAGGTTCAAAAGGCGGTAAAGATGCCGTTAACTTTCTAAAATCAATCAAAAAAATGCTTACTGGCCATATAGGTGGCCGACTTAACGTAACTGTTAAATGGGACGGTGCGCCTGCTGTTATCTGTGGTATTAATCCTGAAAATGGCAAATTCTTTGTAGGTACTAAATCTATATTTAACGTAAATCCAAAAATCAATTACTCAACAGGTGATATATTAAAAAATCACGATGGCCCATTAGCCAGTAAACTTATTGTTTGTTTAAGAGAGTTATCTAAATTAGGTATTCAAGGCATACTACAAGGTGATTTATTATTTACTAAAGGAGATGTTAAAACAACTTCAATAGACGAACAAGATTATTATACATTTACACCAAACACAATTACATATGCTGTTCCTGTTAATAGTACTATTGGCAAAAGAATATCACGTGCTCGATTAGGTATAGTATTCCACACAATGTATTCAGGTAAAAATATGAAATCTTTATCAGCAAGTTTTGGAAGTGTAAGATGTTTTCCTATGGTGTCTTCCGTTTTTATAGCAGACGCCACATATTCAGATACTTCAGGTTCATCAACGTTTAATAAATCAGAAATGGCACAATTTGATAACATCATATCAATGGCTGAAGGTTCATTGTACAAGTCAGAATCTTTATTAAATGATTTTAATAGTACAGATCCTTTAGCAGTAGGTTTTAGACTTAAAACTTTTTTCAATTATTATATAAGAAACTCACAAGGTGATATGGCCAAAGTAAGAGAGTTAATAGAAATGTTTAGATCATATTACGCTAATATGTTGCAACAAGAAGTTGATGCTGTTTCAAGGGAAGAAACAAAAAACAAATATAGAAAAATAAGAGATGGTGGTTTAGATTATATTGATAAAAATAAAACATCAATATATTTTGCTATTGCTACTCATATATCATTACAAAGAGCAAAGAATTTTTTAATAAGAAAATTAAATCAAATACAAGCAATTGGCCATTTTATAAGAACACCAGATGGATTTAGAGTAACTAATCCAGAAGGATATGTGGCCGTTGATAGAGTAAGAGGTGCCGTTAAACTTGTAGATAGGCTAGAGTTTAGTCGTGCCAATTTTCAAATTGCTAAAGACTGGGTTAAAGGATAATATGAAATCATTTAAAAAATATCTTTCTGAAGCAATTAATGGGCCAAAAATTATTATGATCGGTGGTCCAGGTTCTGGTAAATCAACGTATTCAAAAATTATTACTGAGAAATTAAAAATACCACACATCTATACTGGAGATATGATGAGAGATTTAGCTAAACAAGATACACCAGAAGGCAAAAAGGTAAAAGATTTAATGAGTCAAGGTAAGTTTGCTCCTTTAGAAGTGGTTGTTAAAGCTGTAAAGGATAGAATTTCAAAACCAGATGCACAAAATGGTTATGTATTTGATGGTTTTCCTCGTAATGTAGAACAAGCAGAACGTATGAAACAAGAAAAAATAGATTATGATTACGTAATTAACCTTGAAGTAAGTGAAGAAGAAATAATTAAAAGATTAACGGCCAGAGGAAGAGAAGATGATAAACCAGAAATTATTAAAAAAAGATTAGACGTTTATCAAAAAGAAACTGAACCTCTTTTAAATTATTATAAAGATAACATTATTAATATTAAAGCTGAGGGAGACACTCCTGAAAATATAGCTAAAAATATTTTGGAGAAAATAAAATGATTCCTTTCAAAACTTTTAGATTTTTAGTATTAATTAACAACACAACTCCAGGAATTATAGTTGAACAACGTTCCATAAATGTGACTGATGCTACACGAGCAGTACAAGCACAATATGGTAAAGATACCAAAGTTGTATTTTATGGTTTCGGAAACGAAGGAAAACAATAAATGAAAACATTTAAAGAATTTATAAACGAAGCTGCTGTAGATAAAAAAGGACTTAAAAGTTCTACAGGAGGATTAACACAAAAAGGTAGAGATTATTTTAATCGTAAAGATGGCAGTAATCTAAAAGCACCTGTAACAAAAAAACCATCTGAATTAAAAAAAGGCAGTAAGGCATATAATAGACGTAAGTCATTCTGTGCTCGTATGTCTGGTAATCCAGGCCCAATGAAAGACGATAAAGGCAGACCAACACGTAAAGCATTGGCTTTAAGAAAGTGGAATTGCTAAATGTCAGTAGGATATTTAACAGAACAATCTATACAAATTGCAAGAGGTCTTGTAAGAGGCGCTTCTGGTTTACATAAATTTGGTGCCGTACCTGCTATGTCACAAAGTGCAACAGGCACAATTTGGGATATAAATGATACAGTTTATCCTTGGTCAACATTTTCAAGTGCAAGTGTATTAACAGCACAGACCGTTAATTCAAGTGATAACGGTAAAGTATTAACACTTGAAGGTTTAGATAGCAACTATAATTTTACAACAGATACTATTACTTTATCAAACACTGTTACAAGTGCAACAACAAAAACATTTTTAAGAGTGTTTAGAGGTTACATTAGTACAGGCGCTAATAATGTTGGAGCAATTGAGGTAAGAATTTCATCAACACCAGTTTTATATATTAATGTGGGGTTAGCTCAAACATTAATGTGTGTCTATACTGTACCTGCTGGTAAAACTTTATATTTAACAAAAGGAGTTTGTACTGCTCAATCAGGTGCTGATGGCACTGGTAATTTTTTTGTTAGATTTTTTGGCCAAAGTGCATTTAGAATACAACATACCTTTGAAGTTTCAGGCTCAGGAGGAGAATATGAATATACTTTTTCAACACCATTTGGTATACCTGAAAAGTCTGACATAGATGTTAGATTAACAACAAGATCTAATAACGGCCGTTATACAGCAGCCTTTGATGGTATTTTATTTGATACTCCAAGAACAATGAAGGTACAATAATGAAATCATTTGAACAAATACTTTCAGAAGGTCTATACGATCCAGGTATCTTTAAGGCTTTCTTTTTAGCAGGTGGGCCAGGCTCAGGCAAATCATTTGTTGCTAGAAACGTATTTACAGGTACAGGTTTAAAATTTGTAAATTCAGACACGTTCTTTGAAAAGAGTTTAAGAGATGCTGGATTATCTTTAACGTTACCTGATGAAGAACAATATTTTAGAGATATGTTAAGAACAAAAGCAAAAGCTAAAGCAGAAAATCAAGCCTCTCTTTATGTAAAAGGTAGATTAGGTTTAGTAGTAGATGCAACAGGTAGAGATTATAATATAATACACAATCAAGCTTC